GTCGCGATCGGCTATCTCCCCCGGAAACCCCCGGAAACCGGCCGAGAGCGTCGCGCTCGTCCCGCCTCGCTTGGAGACGCCGCGGCCGGCCGACGTCACCGGCTCCTACGGCGCCGAGGCGGCCGGCTGGATCGCCGCCTACCTCGGCGACGAGCTCCGACCGTGGCAACGCTACGCGCTCGAGCGCGTGCTCGAGCACCGCGAGGACGGCTCGCTCCGCTGGCGGCGCGTCATCCTCACCGTCTCGCGCCAGTCGGGAAAGAGCGTCCTCTCACGCGGCCTTTGCGGCTGGCGCGTCGGCGCCTCCGACCTCTTCGACGAGCCTCAAGAGGTCCTGCACGTCGCGAACCTCCGCGCGACCGCCGCGCGTATCTGGACGCCGGCGGCGCGCTTGCTCGAGGAGACGGCCGGCGCCGTCGTCCGACGCGCGAACGGACAAGAGGCGATCGAGCTCGTCGACGGCTCCGCTTGGCGGCTCGCCGCGTCGACGCTCGACGGCGGCGTCGGCTCATCGGTCTCGCTCGCCTTCGTCGACGAGGCTTGGCGCGTCTCGCGCGACGTCGTCGACGGCTCGATCGCGCCGACGATGCTCGAGCGCGCGAGCCCTCAGCTCGTCCTCGTCTCGACCGCCGGCGATGGCGGCTCGACCTTGCTCCTCGAGGACCGCGACGCCGCGATCGCGCAGCTCGCCGAGCCCGACTCCGCGCGCATCCTGCTCCTCGAATGGTCGGCGCCGCCGGAGGCCTACCCCGACGATCGCGAAGCGTGGCGGCTCGCGTCGCCTCACTGGACGCCGGCGCGCCTCGAGGCGCTCGAGCACGCCTTCGAGACGAGCTCCGAGTCGGACTGGCGGCGCCAGTATCTCAATCAGTGGGTCCTTGCCGCGCGGAGCTGGATCGCGCCGGCTCAGTGGGCCGAGGCGACCGACGTCGAGCTCGAGCTCCCGCTCGCCGGCGGCTCGCTCGCCGTCAACGATCAGGACGGCCGGCTCGGCGCCTGCGGCTACGTGCTCGCGATCCGCGACGACGCCGGCGACGTCCTCGTCTCCGGTCGCGCCTACCCGTCGCGCCGCGCCTTGTGGGCCGCGCTCGAGGAGCTCACGCGCGGCCGCCGCGGCGTCACGCTGCTCTACCCGCCTTCGTTCGAGCGGCACGTCGCGCAGCTCCGCGGCGTCAAGGCGACGAAGGTCGGCACGGCCGAGCAGCGCGCCGGCTACGGTCCCACGCTCGCCGCGATCGTCGACGGCCGGCTCCGCCACGACGGCGACGACGAGCTCACGCGGCAGATTCTCACGGCGACGCCCGTCACGATTCCCGACGTCGGGACGACGTTGAGCGCGCGGCGATCGCCTGGCCCGATCTACCTCGCGCGCGCCGCCGTCTGGGCGATCGGCGCCGAGCTCCGGCCGGAGCTCCGGCCGCGGCCGGTCGTCGCGCGCGCCGCCTAGTCAAAACTGCGGATGTCGTCGGCGGCGCCGGCGGCTCAGACTTCGCGCGCATGAGGCTCCTCCCGCGCCGCGATCGCGCGCTCGAGGCCGCGAGCTCCGCTCCGGTCGTCTCGAGCGGCCGCCGGCGGCCGAGCTGGCCCGGTCCGCGCATCCGCTCCGGGACGCCGCTCGAGGTAGCTGAGCTCGCCTGGGTCGGCGCCGGCGTCTCGCGCGAGGAGGCTCTCTCGATCCCGAGCGTCCTCGCCTGTCGCAACCTCATCGCCGGCGCGATCGTCCAGATGCACTTGTACCGCTTCCGCGGTCCGGAGCGGCTCGACGCCGACTACTTGACGACCAAGCCGGACCCCTCGACGACGCTCCCGGCGACGCTCGGAGGCACCGTCGACGACCTCATCTTCGCCGGCCGCGCCTACTGGCTCGTCCTCGAGCGCGACTCCGAAGGCTTCGCGCGGCGCGCGCGCTGGACGCCGGTCGCCGACGTCACGCCGCGCACGCGCTCGACCGGCGGCTCCTACGAGGAGCTCCTCGGCTACACCGTCGCCGGCGTCGCCGACGAGCTCGCGCCGGATGACCTCCTCCGCTTCGACTCCGCGCTCCCCGCGCTGCTCGACGTCGGAGGTCCGGCGCTCCGCGCGGCGCTCGAGCTCGAGCAGGCCGCGCGCCGGCTCGCCGCCGTCGAGCTCCCCGCCGGCGTGCTCAAGAACGAAGGCCAGGAGGTCTCACCCGACGAAGGCGCCGCGATCGCCGACGACTTCCAGGCGCGTCGGCTCACCAACCCGATCGCCTTCGTCCAAGGGATGAGCTATTCACGTGAAAACGTCTCGCCGGCCGACCTCCAGCTCATCGAGGCGCGCGCGAACGTCGCGACCGACGTCGCGCGGATGTTCAACGTCCCCGTCTCGATGATCGGCGCGAGCCCGTCCGGCAACGCGAGCGCGCTGCTCTACTCGAACGTCGGCCAGAACCTCACGACGCTCGTCACGACGGCCGTCGCGCCCTACCTCCGCACGATCGAGGCGACGCTCTCGGACGCCTACCCGCGCGGCACCGGCGCCGCCTTCGACGTTCCCGCCTTCCTCCGCTCCGACCCGCAGGCCGCGGCCGACTACGTCACCGGCCTCGTCGCCGCGCAGCTCCTCAGCGTCGAGGAAGGCCGCTCCATGCTCGGCATCGAATCGGCGCCGGCACCGTCCGGCGACCTCACACCGGGAGGTATCTAGTGCTTACTTTCGAGCTCGAGGCCGCCGTCGTCGCCGCGGCCGACGTCACCGAGCGGACGATCGAGGGACCGATCGCGCCCTACGGCGAGGTCGGCCTCATCCTCGGCCGCCGCTACCGCTTCCGTCCCGGCTCGGTCGCCGCCGCGCGCTCGAGGACGCCGCTGCTCGTCGACCATGATCGGCGCGCGCCGATCGGCGTGCTCGCCGAGCTGACCGAGACGCCGACCGCGGCGCTCGGCCGCTTCCGCGTCGACGCGACACCGGCCGGCGACACCGCGCTCGTCCAGGCGGCCTCCGGCTCGCGCGGCGCCTTCTCGGTCGGCTTCGAGGTCGACGACTCCGAGGAGGTCGACGGCATCGTCGACGTCAAGGCGGCGCGCGTCGTCGAGGTCTCGCTCCTCGCGCTCGGCGCCTTCGACGGCGCCGCCGTCGAGCGCGTCGCCGCCGAGCACGACGAGCCGCTCGAGCCGATCCCCGACGAGGCCGACGCTCCGCCGGCCGAGCCGAACCCCGACCAGACGGAGCTACCCGTTACGCCGGCGACGCCGGCCGAGCCCGAGGAGGGACCCATGCAGGAAGAGGCAACCGCGCCGGCGCCCGTCATCCGCGCCGCCGCCGATCGTCCCGCGCGCGAGCTGCTCGCCGGCGAGCTCGTCGCGCTCATCGTCCGCGCGCAGCACGGCGAGGCCGACGCGCGCCGCTACCTCGAGGCCGCACTCACCGAGACCGTCTCGACCGACGTCTCCGGCCTCCTCCCGCCGACCTATGAGCGGACCGTGCTCGGCGCCAAGATCGTCCCGCGGCCGCTCTACGGCGCCTTCGCCTCGCGGCCGCTCCCCGGCGTCGGCCTCATGGTCAACAAGCCCGTCTGGACGACGCCGCCCGATGGCGCCTGGGCCGCCGACGTCGACGCCGACGCGACGACCTCGAAAGTCGTCATCGGAGCTCAGTCGGCGACCGTGCTCCGCTGGGACTGGGCCGGCGCGATCCCCTGGGTAGTCGTCCAACGCTCCGACCCCTCGATCGTCGACGAAATCTACGCCGAGGCAGTCGCCGACTTCTACTACGACGTCGAAGCGAAGATCGCCGGCGAGCTCACCGACTCACCGGCCGGCACGTCGACCTCGCTCGGCGCCGGCATCGCCGAATTCTGGGTCGCCTGCAAACGCTCGCCCGAGACGATCATCGTCGCGCCGGACGTCTGGGGAGACCTCGCCGACGCGAAGGCGCTCGACCTCCCGGCGGCCGCCGGCGGCGTCTCGGCCGGTCCGGAGCTCCGCGCCTCGTTCGCCGGTATCACGATCGTCGCCTCCGGCGCGATCGCCGCGACCAAGGCCTACCTGACGACCAGGCGCGCCGTCGACGCGCGCGTCACCGATCCCGTCCGGCTCACCGCGAACGCGATCGGCGCCTTGAACGTCGAGCTCGCCGTCGTCGGCGAAGGGCTCTTCGACACCGACTACCCGGCCGAGCGGCTCGCGCTCACCGGCGTCGTCCCGCTCAGCTCCGGCGGCGCGCTGAGGAGCTCGCGCTCGAAGTGACGACCCCGCCGGCCTGGCTCACCGTCGACGACGTCGCCGCCTACCTCGACCTCCCGGCGGCGAGCGTCGCCGACGACGACAACCTCGCGACCTCGACGGCGACCGTGAAGGCCGCCGTCGAGCGTCGCCGCTCCGACCTCGTCGACGCGACCGGCGCCTTCGTCCCCGGCGACGACGTCAAAGGCGGCGCCGTCATGTGGGCCGCGATCATCTACCAGACGCGCAACGCTCCGAGCGGCTTCGCCGGCTACGGCGACGAGACGACGCTCTACGACGCGCTCGGCGCGCGTCGCGCCGAAGTCCTCCGCCTCATCGGCTGGCGCCGGCCGGTCGCGCTATGACGACCCCCGGCACCGTCGCCGCCGCCGTCCGCGCGATCGAGCTCGCGCTCGAGCAGCTCGCCGACGCCGGCATCGAGGCGACCCGCGACGCCGGCGCCTTCTACCCGCAACCGACCGGCGTCCTCGTCGGCCTCCCCGCGCTCGTCGGCCGCGGCCTCTACGCGCGCACCTTCGAGCTCCCCGTCCTCATCGTCTCCGGCGACCC